TGGAATAGGGGAAGTCAATTGCTTGAAAAGCGAACTTCTGAAACGTGGCCATTCGACTTCGATTGCAGCAGATTGCTCGGGCCGACCGAAGTAATCACGGCGGTCGTGTCTGTGACCGCAGAGCCGACGCTAACGACGCCGCTTACGTTCGGATTGCCTGTGGTCAACGTAGTACCGGTGCAGTATCCGAATCGAACGGCGGCTATTGGCAAGGTGATTCAGGTGGATATCGGTGGTGGAGTGATTGCTACGGGCTTGTCTCATCAGCGCTGCACGATTCGAGCGAAATTTACAAAGTCGCAGTCTGCCGGAATCGGTGAAGCGACCGCTTATCTTGATCTTGTCGATACACCTTCGCCGCCATGACTATTCAACTAGTTTCCGCTCCCATCGTAGAACCGGTAAGCCTTGCAGAAACAAAAGTCGCTCTCAGGGTAACTGGCGATGAAGAAGATGAGTTCATTGCCACACGTATCGTGGCGGCACGCGAGAAGGCTGAACATGAGACTGGACGCGCGTTCATCGCGCAGACATACCGACTGGTGCTCGATGCGTTTCCGACCGATCTGTGGTTTGCCAAGGCTCCAGTGCGAGCATTGGCGTCGGTCAAGTATCTGGACATAGGCGGGGTATTGCAGACGGTAGCGCCAGCCGATTATGTCAGTTATCTCTGGAGCGATCCGCCGCGTATCGCAGTGGCTAGCGGGGTGACGTGGCCGACTACTTCGACGCAGACTGGAGCGGTCGCAATTGATTTTCGCGCGGGCTACGCAGCACCAGTAATCGTAGACGCGGCCTACGATACGATTACGGTGCCGGAGTGGGAGGCGCTTGGGGTCGGCTATCCGGTGCGGCTGTCGAATGTGGGCGGCGTGCTGCCGTCGCCGCTGAAGCCGAAAACAGATTACTACGTGCAGTCAGTGGTCAGTCCCGGAGTCTACACGCTTGCGGCTACGCTGGGCGGGACGATGCTCGACATAACCGATGGCGGCACTGGTACGTCTCTGCTCGGAGAAGTGCCGTGGTCAATCCGCGCGTGGATCATGGCGGCGGTCGGTACGTTCTACGCCAATCGTGAGAATGTTGTTGTGGAGCGCAGCGCAGTGGTGGCACCGATGCCGTTTGTCGATGGATTGCTTGATCGGTATCGGACTTATTCTGTGTCCTAAGCTATGAACCTGTGCGTACATCAGGAAGAACACTATTGGGCGTGGCTCAAGACGGTGGCGCGTCCGAATAATGAGTCGGGCCGTCTGGTGGATTGGCTTATCGTTGACTCTGGATTGCGGCTTGTTTCAAATGCAAGCGACATGGAACAGATAATAGATGACGTTCTTTTACTTTATGCGGATCAGGTTGAAGAGTATCGATCAGGCAATAAAAAGTTGTTCGGATGGTTTCTCGGAAAGGCGATGAAAGCAACGCATGGCAAGGCCGACCCGCAGAAGATGGCCGGTACGTTGAAGATTAAGTTAGATATCGTTGCTGAATCATGCGCGCCGGAGACCTGAACGAGCTGATCGACCTGCAAAAGAAGAGCATCACGCGCGATGCGTTGAATGCTGAAGTTGTGACGTGGATCACGATTTATCCGAGCGAGCCTGCGAAGGTGGAATTCATTACGGCGCGTGAAATACATGCCGCAAGCCAGATACATGCAGTGACGACATTGCGCGTAACGATTCACATTAAACGAGATGTCACCGCTGAGTGGAGAGCGTTGTGGAACGGCGACGTGCTATCTATTACAGGGCCGCCGATGCCAAGCCTAAAGCGAGATTATTTGACGCTGCTTTGCGGTTCTGGACTGAATAATGGCTGATGCGCGCAGGCTATGTATATTGAGAGTCGCGCCACAAATGCTAATTAAGGTATTGTCAATGGAAGATGTTGAGATAATTGGTGCATCAGTGGCAACTGACGGAAGTGTGGAATTTATGCTTACCGGACAAGAATTGCCAGAAGTGCACGATAACGCTCAAATCCCATCAATGACGGCTATGTTCGACGTTGGACAGCCATTTACAGAAGCATTAAAAAATCGTCCAGATGGCTGATGGCGTAACAATCCAGGTAAACGGCCTTGCCGAAGTCGAGCGGCTGCTGAATACAGTAGCGGCTGATTTGCGTGGGGGCGTTATCAGGAAGGCGCTGATTGAGGGCGGCAAGATCATGGTGGCCGATGCCAAGCGGCGCGCACCGGTGCTGAAGAAGGCGAGTAGAACGCGGCGGCCCGGCGTGATGCGCGCTGCAATAAAGGTACGGTCGAGCAAGTTCGATAAGGGTCAGGCTGGCGTAGTTGGTGTTTATATAAGGGTGTCGGCAACAAAGGCGCAGCGCAGAAGGGCACCGGTCTCGGGCGATCCATATTTCTATCAATGGGTTGAGGGCGGCCACCTCATCGTGCCCAGGGGCATGGGTACGCGCGGCATGAGCCGGGGTGAAATTCGGCGGCTCACAAAGCTCGGATTACGCCAGACCATAACGGCTCGACGTGCGACAGCGGCAGCACGGCGTAAATCGGTTGCCACGGGATTTGTCCGACCTTACAAATTTCTGGAGCCTGCGTTCAATGCCACAAAGCAAGCGGTAGTTGATAAGTTTAAAGATGCGATAGCTCGGCGCGTAGCACAAGCGAATGCGGTGGTAAGTGGAAATGGTTAGCTGGCCTATCGTCGGAATCTACGTGTACGCGGCGTTCTCGCTGGGCGGTGCAGTGGGAGTGTTGGCGACGTTGAAACTCACGCGGCGCAGGCGTGAGAACACGGCGAATGGCACAGCCGGCTAGGAAAGTGGCGCGTGATTACAGCGTGCCGAACGGGTGGATGCGGCGCTTGGCGGCAACGTAGGCGGCGTGGGCGAGTTCTGGGGTGGAGAAGTTGCCAAGGCGCGTATGTTTACCGTCAAGCACGATGATCGCTCTCCAGCGATTGCCACGCTTCGATACGCCGAGAAATCCGCATTGATTATCGCGCGTCGGTTCACGCAGGTTTTGCCTATTTTGCCTGTGAATCGCTTCTCGCAGATTATCGAAGCGATTGTTAGATGGGTTGCCATCAATATGGTCTATTTCATCAATCGGCCATTTGCCGGTCATATAGAACCAGGCAAGACGGTGTGCCCGGTACTTTCGTCCGTGTATTCTGATGCGGATGTAGCCATAAGAATCAAGCCCACCGGCAACAGTGCCAGCCTTGGCGAGCCGTGCTCGATTCACACGCCAAACGAACAAGCCAGTATCAGGAAAATACTCAAGCAGTTCCAACAGACGCGCGAGCGTCAATATGGCCGCAGCCACGATCAAGCCGCGTCTATGTTAAATGGTCTATCCGTGACGCGGAGATTGGCAAATCGGTTGTCGGCGCGATTGCCATTGATATGCTCGACCTCGCCCGTGGGCCATTGCCCGGTCACATACAGAATGGCAAGATCGTGCGCGAGATAATTTCGTCCGTCAATCTCGATTTCGATGAAACCGTCTGGACGCTGTGTGCCGGCTGGTGTGCCGATTCGTGAGAAAATGCGTGAAGCCATGATCGAAGTGCCTTTCGTGATTGGTCAGAGGCCAACAGTCGCTAGTAACGACTGTTGGCCTTGCCATTATAGCATGGCTATCTCATGAAGCGTGTAGCTTTAGCCTTACAAGGCGGAGGCTCGCATGGCTCGTGGACTTGGGGCGTGCTCGATCGCCTACTTAAAGAAGAAAGTCTGTCGATAGAGGCCATCAGCGGAACGTCGAGCGGGGCACTTAACGCCGCAGCCTTGGCGAGTGGAATGATGACCGGGGGCGCTGAAGGCGCTCGCTATGCGCTCCGGGCCTTGTGGGAGAGCGTCAACGAGGCTGGTCATCCGTGGTCATCATGGATGGAAAAGATGGCCGCAGTAGTATCGCCTTACGCATATCCATTGTATTTCAACGCTCTCACAGACGTGCTCTCCGGCGTAATCGACTTCGATGCATTGCGCAACTGCGAGAAGCCTAAGATTTTCATCTGCGCGACCGACGTTAAGACTAATAAGAGGAAAGTTTTTGGCCCCAAGGAAATCACGATAGACGTGCTGCTGGCGTCGGCCTGTCTGCCGCAGATATTCAGGGCGGTAGAGATTGACGGCGGCGCGTACTGGGACGGTGGGTATATGGGCAACCCGGTCTTGTCGCCGCTGCTGCCGCACTGTACAGACGTGGTAATCGTCCAAGTTAATCCAATGCAGCGCCCGGACATTCCACGCACTGCACGGGAGATCGCAGACAGAGTGAACGAGATCACGTTCAATTCGGCACTCGTTCACGAGATCGCGCTTATAGACACAATCACGCGCCTGCTCGAATACGGCGAGCTGGTTAGCGCACGGTTTCACAAGGTAAATTTCCACCGCATCGCAGCGGAGCCGCCTATTACTGGCTCCAAGAGCGACACGTCGCGAAACTACCTGAAGTCGCTGCACGCATCAGGCTGGAAGTCTGCCGACGAGTGGCTGCGCGATCCAAATAGATTCGGCAAAGTAGGTGTCGAGTCATCTATCAATGTGAATTACGAAATGCTGAAACCACTGTGGGCGGAAGGATGATAGACGATAGTAATGGACATTGGCCAGGCGAAGAACCGCCGCGCCAGTTCCGCGTCGGGCGGCGTGTGCCACGCAACATTTATTGGGGCGAGGAGCCGATGTGCATGATGGCTACTGAGAAACTGGCGCGGCAGCTGGTCGAGTTGTTGAACAAGGGACAGGCGGCGCCAAAGTGACGACCGACGACGGCACCGATCTTCGCGACAAGTGGGCGGTGCTCCACGAAAAAGACAAGGGCCGGCGCATGGTTAGTGTGTGCAGCGTACTGTCGGTAGTGATAGCCATAACACTCATCTTCTATTTGTCATGGTAAGCGCCGAACAAAAAACCATCGATGCGCTGAAGGCTTCAACGGCACTCGCTGCGCTTGTCGCAAGCGGAGAACAACTTCGCGTGTTCCCGGATGAAGCCGATCAAAGCGCAATCAAGCCGTACATCGTATTTGATCGCGTCGGAGCGGCGCCTGAGACATATCTTGACTTCGCGCGCGCCCCCGTAAAAGTGATGATGCTAATTACGATCTGGGCCGATAGCCGGATGGTCGCGGCGCAAGTGGCGACAGCGGTAGAGGACGCCATGCGCGAGGCGTATCACATGCTGACGGATCGGACGGGGAGCGATGTACCGGATATTCGCGAGTTTGCTGAGGCGCTGAGCTTTGACATCTGGGAGTATTGACGGCCTGACGTAACCGTAGCACACGTTTTATAACCCGCCCGCTTCGGCGGGTTTTGCATTTCTGAAAGGACGAAAATCATGGCATCAAGTCTTGTAAATGGCGCCCTCATTGCGATTGCCGGAACCTATGGTACGGCATCGGCGATATCGGCGATTACGAATGCATCGCCAGCAGTAGCTACATTGGCAGCGGCACACGGGGTCGTCGTCGGCGATCAGATCGAGGTCACATCAGGCTGGCAGGGTATCGACGGGCGCGTCGTTCGCGTCAGCGCGGTATCGACTAACGACGTTACGCTGGAAGGCGTCGATACGACAGACCTGCTCAAGTATCCCGCCGGCACCGGCACCGGTAGTGCGCGAGAGATAACTGCGTGGCAAAACATTCCCCAGATACTTGATCCAAAATCAAGCGGTGGAACGCAACAATTCCTGACCTATCAGTTCCTGAATCAAGATCGCCAGACGAAGGTTCCCACGTTTCAGGACGCCGTTGACATCACGTTGTTGACGCATGACGATCCGTCATTACCGCATCATGCAATCATCATGGCAGCCCAAGCGGTCGGGTCATTGCGTGGCTTTAGAATAGTTATGCGTGACGGCAAGAAGTATTTCGGCAATGGCTACTGGTCAATTCAGCAGGTGCCCGAGTTCAATATCAACGACATGGTGAAGCGCACGATCACACTGGCAGTGGTAGGCGACATAAGTTCATACTTGAGCTAACCGTGAACCTCGACGAACTAAAAGCCGCCGTAGAGTCCGCGCGCCGCTTCTCGCACAAGGTGCTGCTCTACGCGGAGCCGCCGCCGAAAGATGATGCGCCTGATACTAGGCTTCCGACAGGAAGTCGTACGTTTCAACTACGCATGCCGACGAGCCACGAAGTCAAAATGGCCTATGCGCGTGCGCGTACCGGGACGGACGATCATCTGGCGGCGTTCTTCCAATCGCAGCGCGAGATAGCCGAACGATCTGTTACCGGCTGGACGGAAGTGGACGAAACTGATCTCGTTCCTGACGGCGCAAACGCTCCGATGGCGTTCGATGCGTCCTTGGTGCCGCTGATATTCGACGCTCATTCTGATTGGCAAACGTCAATCTCAGAAGCTATCGACAAGCGCATCGCAGAGCGCGAAGGTAAGCAAGAGGCCGCTGCAAAAAACTGAGAGAGCGCATCGCGTGGGAACGAGCCAGTGCAGATGCGCGCGGCAACGAATTCCAACTGGCATTCTGCGGCGATCGACCGGAACTCGGCGTCGAGGAATCGCAGGCCATTCATGCGTGGAATTTTCTCGACGGATGGAATCCAGGCAACCTGCCAATCTACCTTGCCTTTTATCAAATAGAAGATGTTGATTTGCTGGTGAACTTATTGATGGAAATACGTGATGCGCTCAACGAAAAAGACGAAGACTAAGGGCTGAGAAAATGGCGACCGCAGTCTTATCGATCGACATAGAAGCTCGCATTGCCAAGCTCGAAAGCGGGTTGAAGAACGCGACCGGCGCGGTCAACTCATTCGGCAAATATGCCAAGGCGAGTGCGGACGAAGCCGCCAATAGCTATGACAAATTGAGTCAAGCGGCTGCCGCTGTCGGTGGCAAACTGGAAAAAGCGGCGAACGTTGGCCGTGGCACGTTCGACGGCATGTCTAACTCTGCCAAAAAAACGTCGCTGCAAATGCAGCAGGTGTCGTACCAATTGAACGATTTATTCGTTCAAGTTTCAAGCGGCCAAAATCCGCTAATTGCCTTTATCCAGCAAGGCTCGCAACTGAGCGGCACGTTTGGTGGTATCGGCGCGGCCATAAAAGGAGTAGCGGCGCTGTTGACGCCTACGGTACTGGCTATCGGCGGCGTGGCAGCGGCATTCGGTACGCTGGCATATATGGTGGCGCGATCTGAATCAATGGATCGAGCCATTCGTGGAATAGAGACCGGCTTCGCGGCAACCTGG